ATGCTCCTTCGTTAGTAACTTCATAACGCACAGGTAAGTTACCTGATCTCATAAACGCTTCTGTGTTTACGTTTGAGTTACGCATTCTATGACAGAATACAAAGTTACCATCAGCACCACGTGCCATCCAGTCAATAAAACCAGCACCATACCAACTGTATTGGATACCAATCATCTGCATGTATCTAACATCCATATTGTATCCGCTCTTACCAGTGCCGTCCATTCTATCTAAGTTCCATTCACTTTGTAGAACTTTCTTGTCTGTAATTAAGTTTATCTTACAAGAAGCCGAATTATTAACACCTCTATAGTCTGGTGTAACTGTTATTTGTGTTTGTGAATCAACGTTTGCAACAACGTGAGTCATTCCTTTGACAACAATTCTATCGCCGGCTTTTAACTGATCTCTAAATCTAGTATTATTACCTGTAATTAAGTTAGAGTCAACTATAACTGCTCCAGTACCTGCAATTTGTTTAGTACTTGTACGTTGGGCAACACTAATATTAGTTCCATCAAATTCCCAATAAATTCCGTTCTGGTCATCAAATATACCTGAACGTACAGTAGCACCGTGCCAGCCAACAACTGTCATCTGTGCCGCAAAACCAAGAACTGCTGTTTGTGATCCTAGTCTACGAGTTGATAAACATTTCAGTGTTCTTTCATCTATAATTTGTGTAATAACATATTCACCGTTGTAGCCTGCTGTTTCAACTCCAATAAGTCTTATCTTACCACCTACCTGAGCACCGTGATCGTTATCATCAGTAACAATAGTTAGGATTGCACCAATACCTGTGCCGTCTGCTGTTACACTTCTTAGGTCGTAACTTGGAGCAAACAATGCACCAGTTGTGTACATAATACCTTTACCTGACTGGTATCTAATATATTTTTTACTCTGTCTAATTGCTTGAGCGCCGTGTTGTGGACCACCTGTACCTAACTGCACACCACCATCATATGGTCTGTGAATAAAGAACGAATCTGGTCTTAGATAAACGTTACCTTGGATTCTATCCTCAGTACTATCACCTAAAAATTCTGATACTGCTCCCGGAGCTCTTGTGTTATATCTAATCTTTTTACTTGTTGGAACATCAATTGCAATAAACGATCCTGCCGCTAGTGCGTGATTATTTGTTCCGCCATCATCTGAATTAACGTCAACAACAAATGTGTCACCTGGCACAATTCCGTGTGCATAAGGCCATGTAATTTCAATAGTTGATAGTGCTTCAAAGTTAACACTTGTAGCCGCATCAATAGTAGTTGTTGTAAAGTCTGTTAGTGTAACACCATTTACTAAACTTAGTCCACCACCTGCTACTGCACTACCTGTAATAGTTGCATTGCTTAATCCACCGCTTCCATCTTTGCCTGTTACAATAACTGTTGCATCTTGTGCTGGTGTTGCTCCACCTAGTGTGTTGCCTGGAATTGTTATTACGTTTCCAATTTCGTAACCGCTACCACTTGCGTTAATTCCTATGCTGTAAACACCTGATGTTCTTGTAACATTAAATGTTCCACTTGTACCTGCGTGTGCTTGGTTAACTCCTGCTTGACCTGTAAATACTGTTGGAAGTGCTGGAGCACTACCTGAAGCACTTGCTGTTGCAATAGCACCTGTTGTACCATTTACACTATCAATAGTAATAGTACAATCGTTTCCTGGAGTTGATCCTCCTATTGCGTTTCCTAGTACTGTAAAAGTTTGTCCTGTATGATAATCTGTACCATTTGCTGTAACTGATACAGTGTAGTTAGTACCGTCATTTGAAATATCAAATGTTGCACTTGAACCAGCTAGGTCTGTTAAATTTTTACTTTCAAATGTGCCAGCGTTTAGTGCAACTGGAACAGATGATTCATCTGCTCCTTCTAGTCTTACATCTGTAATTCCGCCTGCTCCGTCAACAGATACAACTCTTAAGTATAAGTCATTGGCAGGACTTGCTCCGCCTAATAATGTACCAGCACAAACAAGTGTATCTGCTGTTGTATAACCTGTTCCTGGCACACCTGTATATTGAATAGTGTATGTAGTGTCGTTTACATTAATACCAAATTCAAATGCTGATCCTGTACCACCTGTAAACGCTAAGTTTGATCCGCCAAAGCTATAACTTCTTGTTTGACTTGGAGGTGTACCAATACTCCAACCACCGTTATCTGGTACTAAAGAAGTAATTGATCCGCCTGCACCAACACCTGATACTCTTGCTACAAAGTCATTACCACCAGCATTTTGGTTGCCTGGTTGTCCTACACCACCTAGTAATTGATCGCCTGTAATTCTTAATCTATCTCCTACTGCATAACCTGTTGTGTCATTTGGAGAATTAATATCTACGGTTGTAAATCCACCGCCTGCATAGTTAATATCAAAGCTAGTTGTGCCAACTGTACCACCATCTTGATTATAAGTTGCACTTACTCCTGTGTATGAAATTGTTCCACTTAATGCAGTTCCGCTAACTGTTGCACCTGTTACTGCACCTGTACCACTTACAGTTGTTACTAATATTGTTGCATCATGTGCAGGTGTTGTACCACCTAAGTTATCACCTGTTACTAATAGTCTGTCACCTGCTTTGTATCCTGATCCTGCTTGTGAAATTGTATCTACTGAATAGTTTACACCTGTTCTTGAAATTGTAAATTGTGCATTTGTACCTGTAGGTGCTGTAATTGTTCCTGATACACCTGTATAAGTTTCTGTGTTTCTTGTAATTGCACTTGTGAAAGAACCACTCATGCTTACTGTAGTTCCTGCAATATTGTTAACAAAGATAGCATCTCCACTACCGTTATCAGCCGCTAGTCCTACAACAATACCTGTTGTACTAGAAACTTCAATATCAGTATTACCAATATTAATATCATTTACTAAGTTTAATGGTAATGCTGTACCACCTGGTGTACTTGCAATAGCAGTAACCTGTGTTCCTGTTGGAAATGCCGCGTTAACAATCGGAGCACCAACTTCTGGTACATCGCCTGTAAATGCTAATCTGTTTTCACTTGTTTGTGCCGCTAAACTTAGTGTCATGGTACCATTTGTACCATTACTAAACACTGTAAACAATGGCTGTCCTACACTTGCTCCAGTGTAGAATGCACCTTTACGTAACTGTGTATATGTTGTTGATAATACTTGTCCGTTTGTAGTACCAACTTTTGCTTTTGCATAAAATGTAAATGTTGTTGCAGAAGGAATAGAGTCAATAATAAATGAACCTTCAGCTCTCGCCGCGCCACCTACAGCATCTTCAAGTGCTTTAATTGTTATAGGTGTACCTGCTTCAAATCCATGAGCACCAATAGTTGTAACTGTAATCTTAGATGCACCAATGCCACTTGTTCCTGCTGAAGCATCTGTTACCACGCTTAACACTTGTGTTTCTGTACCTGGTAATTCGTATACACTTGGATAACCACGCATCATTCCAATAGCTGACCATTTAGTAGGCTGTAGTCCGTATTCAAAGTCAGCGTCAAGCATACTTAATGGAGGAGCAATACGCATACGTTCAATTGCGTCAGATCCAAAATCGTACGGTCTTGTTATTTGCTCTGGTGAGTCAATAAAAATTTGTAATTCGTCTGTTTCAGCATGTGTTGATGTATTATGTGTTAAATCTAAAATTGTAACAGCATCTGTAGTCTGTAAGTATTTTGGAAAGTCATGATCTGCATTTTCATTAGATGAAGTACTGTCATATTTTGGTACATACCCACTTGAATCTCTTGGAGTAACATCATTAACTCTTGTTACTTTACCACCTTTAAGTGCATCTGTAAAGTTATAGATAACTTCAGTTTTAGTTGTATTAGTTACAATTAATAAGTCACTAGCATCGTAGTTACCTTGGAATCTAACATGTCCTAGGCCTTTACGTTCAAATGTTGGTAATGCACTTGTGCCTGAAGTCAATACATCAATAACAATACCTGAAAGAACTTGGATTCTTGATCCTGCCGCATTTTCAGCGTTAGCAGAATTTGTAACTTGTGCAACGTTTCCTTGGTATGGAGTTGACTGTGGACTGTTATTGAAAACATGATTAATAATTAAGTCACGTGTAAATTCTTTTGCTTTGATTTCAGCTACTCTATCACCGTCTACTTGTGCTACTTCTTTTTCCCAATATGTGTTTGAAATTCTTGTTGTTTCTTCGTTACCTGTATATCTTAAGTCATGTGCCCATGCATCAATGTTGTAACCTGTGTCTCTTTCACACTTTGACTGACTATATGTATAACCCACAAACCCTGTAGCGTTGTCGTTTACTTGTTGTAAAATCCATGCCGCTACTTCTTTTTGTATAAAGTCTTTGTTTAGGGTAAGTAATGCCCATGCATTTGGATATGTATTATCATTTAATCCTAATCCTGGGTAAAACTTGTAATTATAAATCTTTTTCTTAGCCATTCTTTATGCTCCAAATGCTACAGCAAGGGCAGTTGCCGTTGCGTCTACATAACCTTTACTTGTTGCGTGGGTGCCTACAGTAGGCTGATTAGTTAGTACCACGTTGTTTGCGATATTTACATCGCCTTTTACTGATGCACCATTCATATTTATAGTCGATGCTGTACTATCCGGATTAGCCGCCATATCAATTGTATGTACTTTAATCTGTGAAGGTGTATTATATCCAATTTCTACATTGTCAATACTACCTGGGATAGCACCCATACTGTTTATTGTTAGTCTGCCGTTAACTACTGATATTGCTGTGTTACCTAAATAGTTAACTTTGAAAATTCCGCCTGTTACAGCAAGACTTTCAAAACTATTTGATACCTGTGTGCCGGTATCATCACCGCCGTCGTCTTCTGGTGGAACGTAAGCAACGAACGGAGTTCCATTAAGCAAAATACTTTTAACATCGATAGTAGGAGTCGTTAATTTTCCATTTCCGTCTACGGAAAAATTAGGACTTTCAAAACCGTGTTGTGCTTGAAACTTATCGTTAATTACTGTTGCCATTTACTTCTATTTCCTTATATAGCACTCAATGCTTTGACTACAATAGTACCTTGCATTGAACTGTGTACTGTACATTGGTATTGATAGTTACCGCTAATGTTTGCAGGAACTTGCCAATATAATGTGCCTGATGTTTTACCTTGTGCAGATGATCCTGTTGATTGTGCGCCATCTAATGCAACATGAACAAGTCCGTTATTGTATGCTACGCCGCCACTTGTTTCAATTTGGAATGGATGATTTGCTCCACTATTAATTTTAAATGCAATGGTTGCTCCAGCTAATGCATAGATTGTTGGATCTTCTGTGTTACCATACTGGCTAAACTTATATCCGTTATTACTATCTGCTGTTACTTCTAACATTGTCATTGCAGGATATGCAGTTTGATCAAATGTTTGTGGACTGCGTACCCAATTACTTCCGTTGTAAACAAGAACACTTCCTGTAGTTACACCTGTTAAATCTGTATCTGATAAACTTGCAACTGTTGCCGCTTCACCATTAATAGTAACAGTGTCTCCTGTTACAGATGTTGTAATACCTGTACCACCTGCAATAGTTAGTGTATCAGTTTTACTATCAGCTTCTGCTAGTCCACTGTCTGCTTGAACATTACTAAATGCGTTTTGGTTAGCTTCACCTGATAATGCATCACCGCTATAGGCAATCGTTACAGTGTCACCTACAATACTAGTTGTAATATTTGTACCGCCTGCAAGTGTTAATGTATCTGTTGTTGAGTTTGCAGTTGTTGTTCCTGTGTCAGCATCAACTGTTTGATAAATGTTTTGTAAACCACTTGCCGCTGGTGTAATAAATCCAAATGTTCCGTTACCATTTGACGCTAATACTTGTCCACTTGTACCGTCTGTAATACTTAAATCTGTAATAGATGTTGGAATGACTGGCTTGTTATTTAAGTTATTATAGTTTGTAAAGTATGAACTATCAAATCCGTCTAGTGTTCCTGCATCAACAGCAGAACCGCCTGCGGCAACGTCAACTCCTGGTGCCCACTTAGCACCGTCCCATTTAAGAACGTTACCAGCTTGTGGTGCTTGTGATGTTGTGTCAACATCTGATAAACTGTTAATGTTTCCTACGTATGCAACTGGCTTTAAAGGATCTGTGTAATTTGTAATGGTACCTGCACTTGCATCTAAAAGCATCTTGTGCCATGCACCTGCGTGTGCAACGTATACTGAACCGCCTTCATGAACATGTAGCATTGCACCGTGATATGTGCTTGTGCTAATTGCGTTCATTTGGTTTAATGTTGCGGCATGAAATGATACCTTGTTAATTTTTGTATCGTCATTTTGAACATCAAGTTCCATGTTAGAGTTAACGATATCTTTAATATTTGTTCCGTCGCCTAAAGCGTTATACAGCTCGTCTGTATTAGCATTAACCTTAGTTGCACCTGCTCTAAGATTATCACCAGTACCGTCGTTTGCGGCTGTACCTAAGTTAATTGTTGATTTTGCCATTCCTTACACCTTATCAAATGTTATGTTTGTATTATCAAAATACGTAGTTGTTGCATCAAAAGTATTTACCCCAGACTCCTCTACAGTGGATACATCTGCGACTATCGCAGGAGGAGTAAGCTGATGAATTGTTTTTGCGTATGTAGCATGAAAAATTAACTTTGCGCCAGCATAAGTATTTGATGTTGGACTAGCGTTAATCTTTACAACACTTGCATCAACTGTGACAGATAAATTTACTAATTCTTGGTTTATACTTGAACGTCCAAATATAGTTGCAACAGCTCTATCCGGTCTAGCAACTACTGATAATTGCATAATCTCTTTTTCATTTGAATCAAATTCTACTGTAATTTGATACACTGCACTGCTGTATTCACCTAAATGAAATGAGTCAACAACAGTATTATATTGCACCCCAATCCAGCTACCTCTATAACTAAAACTTGATCTGTCTGGCAGATGAATGGTGTTATTTGCACCTTTACTAAAAAGATTTGTCAGAAGTTTATTCATTGTTCATGCTCCATATTGTATTTATCGTTTTACAAAGATATGTAACAGTACAATTTAAGTTAAATCTACTAAGCTATGGGCAAACTGATTAAGGTTATCAAAGGTTTCTGTTTGTTTTTTAAGGTCTTTGTTAGCAAACGTATTTAATTTTTTAGCTGTTTCAACACCATATCCTGTGCGTACTAGTATGGGCTTTGCTTTTGCTTTTACAGCCGCCTTTAAATCAGTAATTTTATCACCTACATACACGCCATTTTTCCAATTTACACCTATTTCAGCGGCCGCACGTTTGAACATTCCGGTGTTTGGTTTAGCATATACATCTTCTTTCAAATTAGTTGTGCTGTAGTAAAGTCCATTAATGTTTCTACAACCTATGTTCCAGAGTAATTCTAACATATAGTTATGTACAACATCAACGTCAACAGCATCACAGATGCCTTTCATAATACCAGCTTGATTTGTAAGTATTACAACATCGTAACCTTTGTTACGAATCATTTTAATTGCTTCTAAACTACCTTCTATAGGTTTAAACTGTTCAGGCTTTGTAACATATGTACCAATGTCTTCATTTATAGTTCCATCTCTATCTAATCCAATTACTGGTATACTCATTTTAAGGTCTCCATCTATCATCTGACCAGCCATGTATTTCGGAGTTAAACCAGTCTAATTCGTAAAGTTTTATTGATTCTTCAGCTGTCAATGTTTGCTTCCATTTGTCAACAAAGGCTAACGTTTTGTCATTTAATTTACATACATAATTTTGTACGAAATCTGCCGCTTCATGTGTAAGAGGATGTACTTCAGGTTGATGTAAATGTAAAAGTTCTGGGTTTGGATCAGGTATACTAGTCGGTCTTGTTTGAAAAAACTCTTCATCAACTCCAAAGCCTAGTGCATTAAGTATTGGAGGACATGTAGTTTTAATATCGTCTTTATATTTTTCTAATATAGCTCGTACATCTTCTAATTCTAAATATTTATTTTTAGTATTAAATTCTTTACTAAGCTCTTCCCAACCTTCAGTAGGTTCTCTAAATCCTGTTGATATAACTTTACATCCTAAACTCTCTAATGCTTTGTGTGTACTGCTTATTAATGCACAATCACGCATTGTAGCCCATGCCATGTCAGCCCATTGCCACATAGACTCATAGCGCCAACTGTTGAGTACAAATGGAATGTCCTGTCCTACTGTTGCTTTACTAAAGTTTCCTGGAGTGTGCCAGCCTTTGCCCATATGAAATCTGTCTTCTCTAAAAAAACTAGACCATTGTAATAAGATAATATCATCTTTATTAAACTTATGTTCAGTATGTGCTTCCCATAGACGAGTTGAAATATATTGATTACCTGCACCACTACGTCCCCAGTTCTCTCCAGTAGTAGCACCTTCTTCTTTATAATGATGTATTAAAATGTCAGCCCAAGTAGGATAAAAATATTGTGTTAAGCTACAGCCAAAGGCAAACACTCTCATGATGTCAATCTCCGCAATAATTGTAACATCATTTTGTGCGGAATAGTTTTTGTCTTATCAAACTCTAACTTTTGTTGTATAGAATTCTCAACATGATCCTTTGCACCTTGCGGAATTGTTTCATATTGTTTTAAAATACTATCATTATCAAATAATCCTAGTCCATGCATTACTAACGCATAGTTGTATTCGTTAAACAAAATCTTTTTAGTATGTGTAGTCATATCATCAGCAATCGGCATTCTAACTTTCCACATACGTAGATTTTTTTCTAAGCTATCCGGTAATGTTACCTCTGATACTGCTTTCCAAAACGGTGTATCTCTTCTTTGGGTAATATAATGTAGTACAATAAAGTCTCTAATGTTATCCATAATAGCAGTAACTTCAAGATTGTATCTATTAATTGTTTCTTTATTGTAATTTGTAAGACGCTGTGCTAATAAAAATGTTTGATTAATGCTACTACCAATACTGCTTGCTTCTAATGGTTCTACAAAACTTTGACTTAATCCAATAGCACACACGTTGCCTATCCATGCTTTGTCAAGTGTTCCTGGATCAAATTTAATATTTTTTGCTACTTCAACACTATGTCCTAAATATTTTTCAACTTCGATTTGTGCCTGTTCAGCTGTAATAAAGTCGCTATCAAATATGTAACCATTACCTGTGCGTCCTTGAACAGGTATACGAAACATCCAACCAGCGTCCATTGCTTTTGCTAATGTCCATATAGGTATTTCATCTCCTTCTGGTGTAGGAAATACAATAGCTTCTTTCATTTTAAGATACTTACTGTAACTTTGCCACTCAGCACCTACTGCATTAATTAATAGGCGTCTAAATCCTGTAGAGTCTATATAGAAATCATATTCGTATGTATTAGATTCACTTTTAATTTGACGCACATTACCAAAGTCATTTAAAATTACATCAGTTATTTCGTCATCAAATACATTTATACCTTTGTCTATACAAAAGTTTGTTAGGAAGTCGTTTAATTTCGCAGTATTAAAATGATATTGGCTTACTCCTGTTTCGTTAGGACGTTCATCCATAAATTTATTATAAGGAGTTTCGTTCTTCCATAGATATTCGCCAGTAAGTTCTCTTGCATCTATTTTTTCACCTATCAATTTAGCATATGCAATAGGTGTGCCTAGTTGTTCAGCAACATATGGCTCATGAACACTTTGTAAATACGGTTTTTCACTCCAGTCTTCAAACATAATGCCAGACTTGAAACTAGCATCACATTTGTTAATAAGTTCGCCAGCCTTAATACCAACAAAATCCATAAATGCAGACCAATGTTCTGTTGAACCTTCACCAACACCAATAGTTCCGATCTTGGTAGACCGGATTACATCAATTTCGAAGTTTGGAAAACTTGTTTTTAATATTAATGCTGACACAAAGCCTGCTGTGCCACCACCTACTACTGCTATTTTCATTTTTTTCCTAGTGGTCTAAAGTATACCATCCGCTTATAATGTACTTAACGCCTTTATAGATAGGATTACCTCGATGTGGATGCGTAAATGATGCAGGAAAGATTGCTAATCTACCTGGGGCAGGTTTAATTTTATGTCCTTGGTAAAGAAATTCTGTTTCGCCGCCTTCTTCTACACCGTTCAAGTATAATGTGTATGCTAATACTCTTGTGCTTGTTGCTACATCAGCATTTTCACAGTGCCATGCATGATATCCTTGGTGTGGTTTTGTTTTTTGTACGCTCATACCTTTTGCTGTATGTTGAAATAGCAGTCCTAAGCTCTCATATTTCTTTTTATACTTTTCTAAATATGTTTTGTTTAGTGTTTCAAAGAAAAATTTACATAAATCTTCATCTGCATGATAATGACTGTTATGATTCGCCCAATCCATGTATATACGTTCGTCTTGATTCCTATCAATACCTTGTTGTTGTATTGCAGTCATTTGCATTGAAGACAATTCTTCAAATCTTTTTATTATTTGTTTGCAAAAATCAATCGGATATACATTATCATATACTTCAACTCCATCATAATTATCATCCATGCTATTCTCCTATATAAAAAATTGTTGATTTAATCTATAGTTATCACCTACAAACATATCAGGTTTGACATATGCAGAATGTAATACTGCCTGATTGTATAATACCATTCTATTAAACTGCATTGGAATCATTCCAATCATTTCCCAGTCATGTGAACTATCAGTAATATATTCTGTCACTGGAACCTTACCTTCTACATCCATAGTAACATTAAAGTCATTGTTTACTACATCCTCAGTATAAAAGTGTTTGCCGCCGAATTCGTAAAAACTTGTACCGCCAGCAGATTCGTTTTCATTATTCAAATAAATTGTACTAGCAAGATTTATACCTGATCGATTGTCTTGATGCGGTGCAACAGGCGGTAAATTATCAGTTTGCATGACATTAATCATAAATGTTGCGTTCATAAAACTTCTATCCATATATCCTGGTTGGTACTGATACATTATCTCTGGAAAAAACTCTGATGCTAAGTGGTGATATGGTTGAGCTAAACTTGATAGCTCGTAAAATGCATTAATTCTTAGTGCAGGATTACCACCTCTAATACGTCTATTAACAGATGCTGGAATATCTAAAGCAAGTTGTCTTACTAGGTTTGGATTTTTATAAAAGTTATCAACTACTAATACTTTTATACCTTCTTTTCCAAACTTATGTAATCTTGTGTCGTAGTTTTCATTAACAGCAAATGTTTCTTCTTCGTTAATTGTGTTTTTAATCATTTTGTTTCTCCGATAGTACAAAATTAGCACTAATTGTTGACCTTACTTGGTCGCTAGTATTATTAGATACGTAATGTTCTAAGTTACTAGGAAAAAATACGATATCGCCTTCTTCTAAAGGAGGTGTTACTCTATTATTGTATCTAAATGCTTGTGTCGACAATGCAGGAAGACCTGAATGATGTAAAAAGTCATAGGCTTTATTGTAGAATACAAAGTTACCACTATCTTTCGGTGTGTTCATCATATAAGCACAACTAATTTGTGCTAATCCTACATGGTTATGAACTTCTTGATAAGACCCAGGCTTATATTTGTTAAGCCAACATTCAATTCTGTAGTCTAATTGTAGATCTATACTAAAGTTTTCAAGATATTCATTTAGTCCAGTAATTGCTGATCGAATAAATGTCTTAAATGGCAAGTTAGAAGCATCGGGGTTACCATATGTAGTATCTACAGGACTGTACCAAGAAGGTACTTTACTAAAATACTCGTCTTTTTCAAGTATGTCAGCAAAATCTTTTTGTACTTGTTCATGTTCCGGTAGTTTTATCTTATAAACAGGTATAGAATATAAGTTTACCAGCATTAGTTTTTCATTTCAATTAATTTGCCGTACTCTGGTAGATAACAATACTCCATTTCACTATTGTATAGTGTACGTACAGCATCATCTAAAGTTTCAACAAGTGGTTCGCCACCTAAATTGAAACTAGTATTAAAAATAATTGGAACACCGGTCTGTTTATGGAACTCTTCGATAAGCTCGTAGTAGTTTTTATTCTGTTCTCTAGTTACAGTTTGAATTCTACACGTTCCGTCAACATGAATTATACTTGGAATCTTTTCTGCAACACCTTCTTGACAATCCATTGCATACATCATATGAGGTGTTTGCTCTAGTCCACGCATATCAAACCATTCATGTGCATGTTCTAGTAAAATAGTTCCAGCAAACGGACGGAAATATTCTCTACGTTTTACTTTGTTAACAAAATCCTTGCCGTCTTCAAATGTTGGGTCAAATAATATACTTCTATTACCTAATGCACGAGGACCGTTTTCACTTTTACCTTGAAATACTGTAACAATATTTTTATTTGTAATAAGTTCTACAACTTTTTTGTTATCAGCATCAACAATAGACGCACCATATTTGTTTGCAGTTTCTTCAATCTCTTTATCAGTGTAACAGTATGCAAATCCTTCATATATTGTTTCTGCATAAGGACGTACAGTTTTATCTTTTGTAGTTTGATGATATACTAGCATAGCCGCACCCATTGCAGTTCCTGCATCATTGCTCACAGGTTCAACATATAATTTAATGCCTTCTTTGTTTAATTTATCAAGGTACCAGTAGTTTGCAACACAGTTAAGTGCATAGCCGCCACTTAGTACTACATTTTTATTACCTGACATTTCAACTGCTTTGAAAATAAGGTTAAGTACTTCTTGTTGTGATCCTTCTTGAACTGCATATGCTAAATCTCTGCGATTTTCTTGTGTAGTTAGGTCTGTTTTACTATCAATTACATCTTGTGATGTTTCTAAATAATCATATTTTGCTTCATTAACCAATGCCGCATTTGGATATGTTGGAATAACTACGTTTCTATCACTTGTGCGCCACTTACCTCCATTACCATCTGTGTAAATTGGTGGGATATTTGGATTTTTCTTGCCATAAGGAGCAAGACCCATTGTTTTACCTGCTTCGATAGGCTGAAAACCACAATATTGCGTTACTGCTTCATATGCTTTTACAATACCTGCACTGTCATCTAACACAAGTTCGTGAAATCCTTCTTCTCCTTCACGATCTGACGGGATATATGGAATACGTGTTCCTGGAAAAGGACCATTACCACCTTGATGCTTATATAAAGTTTTAAAATTATCAGGATATGCACAATTAAAAATACTTTCACATTCCCAAGACATATATTCCTCATTAAACACACCCATATTAATGTTCATTGGTATAAATGTTCCTGCACCATCAACAATAACACTAACTGCTGATTCAAATCCTGAACGATAAAATGCACATGCCGCATGTAACTTATGATGTATATGACTTAGGTCAATAACTTGTCTATGTTGGTGTTGTCCATCTGGTGTGTAAGCATTGTCACTTCTATCAATTAATCCTAGCTTTCTTGCTAAACCTGTATACATATCTCCGCCACTAAAATCAATTCTACTAGATTCTGCTAATGGTTGTGTATGTGCTACTACAAGATAGTCTAATTTATCTGTATAATCAAGGAATTTAACCATCGCGGCAAGTGGTCCTCCGTCATATTTTTTACGAGTTAGACGTTCTTCTTCGATTGAAAATACAATTTCACCATCTTTCAATAAAACAGCGCCGCCGTTGTGTCCTCTTGTGATTGCTCCAATCCACTGTGTCATATGTTTTCCTTTTATTTTTCTTTATATACTGTATGTATTTGCAATCCCAGTGATTGCTGACAAGAACTGAATCTTATCATTAGTCATATTCTACGTCATATGTAAAATCAACTACAAATACTTTTCTTTCTTCTAATGTAGGGTATACTCCATGATAAACTTTTCCGTCCATCACTACCATATCACCTGCTATGCATTTTATCATGTCACTTACTAGTTCTCCTGTAACAGGATTCATAGTAATTGCTTTTAATTTACCATTTAATGGTGTTACTGTGCTTACTGATATTGTGTTTAAGAACAATACACATGTCATTGTGCGTTGTCCTCTATCTTCGTGTGTATGTAATCCTGAAAAAGTATTTTCAGGGTATGTTAACCACCAGCACTTTTTAAATTTTACGTTTTTAAATTGAAACTTTTCAATAGATTTTTTAATAAAGTCTAGATATTCTGTAGAATGATATGGCCAGGCAAAATCATCATCATATTGTATTACTGCTCCGCCATAATCTACGTGTTGATTTTTTGGATGATCAAATAAAGGCAAAAATTTCCAATAATCTTTATACTTGTCTTTGCTAATCCAATAGTCTGGTATACGTCCATTAAAACATAACCACCAAAAGTCTTTGTCTCCTTGATATGCTTCATCTAAATCCATATTATATTACACTTTCGTACTCAAAGTCTACAACAAAAACATGCCTATCTTCCAATGCAGGATAAGAACCATGATAAACTTTCCCGTCCATAATTACCATTTTACCTTCAATAGGCTTGTGTGTCAAGTAATTAATTGTACTTTCTGGTGTTGGTTGTAGTGTAGTCAAACATCCTGCTAAAGGATATGCTACACTTGGCTTTGGAGTGTCTAAAAATAATACACTAGTAAGTTGTCTACCTGGTTGATGGCAATGTAATCCACTATATGCTCCTGGAGGATATTTTACTCCCCATGCTTTTTGAAATTCTTTAACACGGATTGGTACATTTTGTAATTGAAATTTAATAAATTCTAAATATTCTTTTTTTGGATCTATATCAGTTGGATACTCCATACCTCTTTTGTAATACAAAGTTCCGTTACCCCAATCAACATGTCGTTCGCTAGAGTTGTTGAATAATTTTAAAAACTTTTTATATCCTGGATAGTATAAATCATCTACTACCCATGTATCAATAGCTTGTAATTGTTGTGAACTAGGCTCAAACATTGTTGGAATGCCTCCTAGAAACTGATCCGGTGTTGGAAACTCAGGACCACTCATTTTACTGCCCTGATCTACCTAGTATTTGTGCTTGTTGTTTTGCGTGTGTTACTCCTTCAGCATGTACAACCCCGTGCGTCGGACACACTTCACCTTGCTCTTGTTGCGGTTTGTAATTTCCGGTGTAACTTCTTGGTTTCCCCAAACGCTTTTTAACACTTGTAATAATTTGTTTAAAAGTTTCATCTGTTAACTCCATAACTTCGTCATTAAATCTTTCTATAGAATCTTCCATTGTAAGTCTAATAGGACTAAATTTACGTTTGCCTTCTCCTAGATCAATAATATCAAAATCTGGAGAATTAGGATAAGAAATATTTATTGGATATGTACTGCCAATTACACTTGTACAAGTTGTACCTAATGCTTTTGCCATGTGTTGACCAACACTATCACATCCTATAAAATGATCAGCAATTTGAATAACACTTGACCAAACCCTTACATCTGGAATTTGTGGAACTGCTACTGGAACTTTACTATTTTCTTCAACTACAACAGGAAATTCACTCATTATAATAACAGCATAGTCGTCTCGTAATTCTTTACAAATACGAATAACA